AACTCCCGCTAGTGTCACAGATAATATTAAAGCATTTATCATTGTAAAACCAATACAAGTAAGTAAGCACCACCACCTAAAGTACCAATTATAGCAAAGCATAAAGTAGCTATCGCTATATTGTTTTGTATTTGTCTTTTTGCTTCCATAGTTCTGTATACAGTTTCTTCTCTTTCTTTACGGATTTGTCTACGCATACCAAGCATCTCATCGTATGTTCCTAAACCAAATCTGTAGTCCAACATAAACTTAATCTCTTTTTCCTTTTCAAGCAAAGTTTTCTTTCGGATGACAATATCCATAGCTTCTTGCTCTATGTTGTCAGTGCCGTGAGATACCTTATCTAGCCATGTGGGTTTTTTGCGTTGAGACTCAGCTCTGGTGATGTCTGCAACCGCTCCGTACCAAGCCCCAAGTTGCTTGCTAACATCTTGCATTTCCCTGCCAGCACCGACTAATATTTTAACACCTTTAAATGCGGCGTTAGCGGCTGCAAATGCTGTGACAGGGTCTATCATTTATTTAAACTAAGCTTAGTTTAGTTCAATTGAACCAAAACTATACCTATCCCATTTTTACAAGTATGGTTACCAACATAAGAATTATGGCCCCAGAAGCTGCCATTAATGTTGTTTCCAATCGTTTGACCCTTACGAATAACTCTTTAAATTGTATTCTCACCTCAGTTTGAAGAGCTATCATATCCTTCTCCAGTTCTCTGACCTTTTCATTCATATCATTAGTCATGTAACGGTAACCTTTCCCACTTCGCAGGTAGATGAAAGTCCTTGAAGGTAAGGCTGATTAGGCACGGGAATCCTTAAAACACCATCTACAACAAACACAGAGCCATTTTCTAAACCAGAATCATTGGTAGGTAGATCAGTAAATACTTGAGTTGAGTTTCTTCCTTCTCCTGGGTTTTGCATTTGATCTATGTAAAGAGCAAAAGACCTAACAATGTTGTCCATGTAAGTGACATTGTAGTTTAAAGGCGGGGTTCCAAAGAAAGGTTTAGGTAAATTTCTAGACATTACCTTCTCCCATCTGGCCTGACATCAACGCGAGGTGACCCAAGACGCCAAGTCTCTCCTAAGCTTGAAGATTGTATTTTAAATGCAAAGCTTCTGCCACGTATCCTTACATACAATTGGTCTGTAAATTTTTCTACAGTGCTGGAAACTTCTTTTGATACTGCACTACTGTTTGTCTGCAAGTACTGACCACCAGGAAAGTTTCTAGCCTTGACGGTCATTGTAGCTGATGGCGTGTTGGCTGTTGAGTCCCTAAATGTAAGGTCTGGTATGATCTTACTTATAAACACAAAGTTTTCTCCATCACCTATGCTCATTTGACTGCTTTCAATGTAAGCAGATATAGGTGTGGCGGGGCTTGTACTTCCATCGTCAAACCCAGATTCATGCCTGTATAGATAGTGATCCGTGCCAGCGGCAACAGGCAACGCCGAAATGCCACGGTCAATCCATGCGGTTCTAGACATGGAGCCATAGTACCATATGTTTTGACCATAATTATAAACAACGTATCTGTTGTTTTCAAAACTGCTAGCAGATGGATAAAACCACCAGACCTCTGAGAACGCTGTATTGGATGCTGCGTAGACTTTACTTCTTTGATCTTGATTAAAATCTTTAAAAACGAAGTCTTTTACTGTGCATGGTATTTCTTTAACCGTACCATCATAGGAATAAAACTCAGACAGCCCCATCCAGAAAACAGAATCTTCAATACCAACAGGTGCAAATGCACCAGATATTGTGGTGTTGTCGGATATCATGTTTATACCAAATGTAAACGGTGGCCCAAGGAACTGCATTGCGTAAACAGATGTATCAGTAAATACGATTATCTGCTGCTTTGTCTCAACGGCACATACAATTTCTGAACCAGAACCCAACCTTAAATCACCAGCAGTATTTGTACTTGATGCGCCCCAAGTGGTTAGGCTTTCCTGTGAACTAAATCTGATTAACATAGGGTCTTGTACACCTATATCAGTTTCAGGATCACAGCCAAAAACTATTGTATGCCTGTCTTTGTCAGAAACCATTACCTGCTTTGATACGGTAGGGGCTAAACCATCAGCACCAGCCAAATCAGACAAAGCTGTAGCCCTTGACTCAAGGCCATTAGCAAACTGCCAATAGTATATATTCCCGTTATGTGAATTTATAAGTAAGTTTTGACCAAAGTTATCATGAGACCAAAAGCCCAAAGCCTGACCAGGTGCGCTAATACTAGCAGATGAGTTCCAAGAGCCACGACCAAATGTGCCAGCCCCCCATCCTGTGCCAAATATTGACGTATCAAGACCTGCTGAAATTAAATAATTTAAAGTTACAGCTCCACCACTTGATGTATCTGATGTTGATGAGAATAAATAAGTTGGATTTAAGCCTGTTGAAACAGTAATAGATTGTATGGTTGATACCGTTCTTGCCTGTATCTGATAGTTGTTTCCATCAATTATAGATGACACTTCATATTCTTGGTTTAATACTGATGCATTAATATTACCACCAAGTGATGTGGCACCAGAAAATATAACGAAATCACCAATAGAAGCTTCATGATCTGTATGTGAAACTTTTATAGTTGAGCTTGAGACATTTGAGCTTCCAGCATGAACTGCTGCCGTTGTGCCTTCTTGACCTCTAGCACATCCAGTAAGGGTATCTCCAGATGTGCCAGTATAGGTTATTATCTCAGAACCTATTTTTATAATTCCTGAAGGGGCAAAGGCTGAAGCGGCAGTATTATTTACAAGTCTTATTATAGTATCTGTAGCTGACACTTGTGTATTGTGTAGGTTTGCATTTCTAGCAGTGAATGGGTTTGTTAAATTTACGGTCTTCTTTACAGGTGTTATGTCGTAAAAAGCAGCTCCACTTTCTATGTAATACTTTCTATTTGTTCCAACACCCACAAACCTAGAACCATCTAATGCCACCCAAGGGTGAAGCGACCTGCATGTTCCTAAAAATGAATTTTCAGATTGTTTGGTCCAGCCTCCAATCTTTTCTGGGAATCCAGACCTGAACCTAACCTTATCAACGTCGAACCAACCGCCCTCATTGCTATAAGACGTTGTTTCCTTATTTACTCCTGATCTGAACTGAAGTTTACTCAACGCCATAGAACACCTCTAATCAAAGTTACTTGAGGTATATTACTATATATCCTTGCGTATGACTACTAGGATTGATTCAGACCTCAAAAGGTTCAATTGAACCAAACTAGCTAGGCTCAACGGGCCAAGTCACATTTGTGGGAAACCCAGATTGTGCGGGTATATCACGCAGTGCCTGACGATAAGTGCGCCACTCGTCAGTTATGCGGTCAGCGAGTGCCATACTATCAGACGCTGCTAGTAGTGCGTCACGTTCTGCGCGAACTTCAACTGCTGTTGGTAAGGGTTTTGTTTCTTGAAAATCAGGCCAATCAGAAAGGCTTGCATCATTATCAAAGACTGCGCCGTTACCTGTGGTTTTGTTGTACCAAACTTTAGTCATAGCAATCTCCTACACATTGTACTGACGCAAATTACCAGCCGCACCTGCACCGCCATTACCACTACCACTTGTTGCGCCGCCACCGCCACCGCCGGGAGAAACACCATCGTTCCCTGTTGAAGCGGCGCTACCACCCGCAGCAGCAAATTGGCTACTTCCCGGAAGTCCTACAGTGCCATTACTTAGTATACGGCCTCCGTTGCCTGATCCAAAGATGCAAGCCTCAGCAGCAACAGTCCCACCGCTGTACGCTTTTGCCCCAAGACCATATACCGCTCTAATACCACTAGGTTTTCCAAGGTCCGTAAATTCATAGGGTGGCGTATTAAACAAAACAAAGTCATCAGAAGCCGCAGATAAAGGAATTATATCAACTACACTTTCTGTTGATACAAGTTTTACATAGCTCGGTGTACTATCGGAATAACCCAATCCAGTAGTATACACTGTGCCACCTATAGATGATGGCAGTGTAAAAGTTGAAACGTTGCCGGGAATTATAGCGTATCTTTGACCGCTATCCGACGATGTTCGACCCGCTTTTGCAGCAGCAATGGTATATGCAGTTCCGTTTAAAACTCCCGCCTGTCCGTAAAGAAGAAATGCCCCGCCACCATTTCCACCTTGAGCAACCCCAGTGCCGTTTGAATATTCACGCATTGAGCCACCACCGCCGCCACCTAGAAGGTATAACCAAACATAAGCATCGTCTGCTAAACCTCCTTTTGACCATGTTCCACTGGAAGTATAGGTGGCACTTGGCGATGACCAATCGGATGGGAACGTAATTGTTTCACCTGTTGCAACAGCAGCATATGATAAATCAGTGCCATCAGATGTTAGGACTGTTCCCGCAGCGCCTTTAGCCAACGCTGCAGCCACACCTGACGAGTTGCCTACTTGTATAGAACCTCTAGCCAACGCACCTACAGACGCACCTGTAGCTGTTATAGAACCACCAGCCGTTAGGTTAGCAGTTGCAGCCAGCGTAGTAGTCCCGTCAGCCACTGTAGCCACTGTAGCGTTAGCGCCGTTCTTGATTACAACGTCTGTGCTGCTACCATCGCCCTTGAGAACCAAGCCATCAGAGGCTGTGGTTGTTACAGAGGATGACGCGAATCCTGCAAGGTCTCTAGCTTTGGTCATATCTTACTCCGCTTCTTCTTCGGGCATCGCTACCCATGCTGGGTTGTCAGACCAAGTTGTACCGTCAAACATGTACTTTCCACCACCAACGTATTCATTAGGCTCAGTAACGCTTTCGTACAAAAGACAATTAGAACTATTCATATCACCAATGTAATATTCTACTGGTTCTCCCACAGCAACGTTTACACTATTAATTGTTATAATTTTGCTATCCGCAAACATGTAGTAAGAAATACCATCTTTGCATAAAGTCTTCATCAGACTGACCCCTCGCTAATGTAAAGTTTAGTGGCAGAAATTGCTTTTCCTATTTTATTAGCGGGGCCAGCGGCAACTGCTGCCCCTGTTGTTGGAAGCCCATAGTCAAACCCTGTTATAAGACTTGATTGGCTTTCATTTATGCCACCCGCCACTGTAACTGCCCCAGCAGCACCGTCAGAAATATTTTCTTTGGCTATACCGACATATGTGGGGGCAGAAGGGTTTATGACCATAGCTCCGGGAGGATTGCTGCCGTTTACAACAACCGCCCTCGAAGTATCAGGGTCGTAAATCATGCCACCATTACTGCTAACAACCTGACCGTTTGGGATTTTTCTGATTGGCCCTGATACGACAACTGTTCCGCTGACTTTAACAGTTTGAATGACAGAGCCAGAAAGACTGCCAGTATAATTAAGTTCAACAGTATTGCTGTTAGAATTAAAGGCCATACCCATAGTGCCGCAAGTTTCTAAAGCGTTTACCACCGTCGGGTTACCAAAGCTGATAGTTGTGCCACTAACTGTCCCAACCAGAACAGTAGGTAAATTTCCATTAGCTGAATCTGGGAAGCCAAAGACTACCTTGTTAGCATTTGTGTCGTAAACAGGGTACATCGTACCAATGCCTGTAAAGCCGACTGTGGCAGACAAGTCTATCGCAGTGCCAAACGAAATGCTTGTTCCTGAAACTGTCCCAACTACACACTTTGAAGTCGATCCTATTACATAAAAAATAACAACCTTATTAGTATCAGGGTCATAAACCGCGCCACGCTGATTGGCGCTGCTAGTAGTGCTATCCACGACAACAGCCGAACCCCACGAAACGCTTGTCCCGCTAGTTGTTATTACATACGCAACGCTCTTATTGCCGCTACCAAGGTTTTTGCGATAAACAGCTAATGTTTTGTTTGAACCAACATTTAGCCATATAAGGCCGCCATCATTAATATCTCCTGATTCAGTAGGGCCAGTAGCGGCTGAACCAAACGTCATTGAATTGCCGCTAACAATTCCAGAAATTGCATGTGGCGTTTGAGGATTGTTTTGAGTTGTAACATAAAAAATGTTTGTTCTGCCCGTAGCAGGATCAAAAGCAGGACGGGCCAGATTTGTTGCTGCACTGTTCATCGCAACCTCAGACGCAATGCTTATAGTGTTATCAGCAGCGATAGTGCAAACTTGCACGTATCCGTAGTAGGGGCTAGTGGACTGCCGTGCTGATGCTATTATAAGTTTGTTGGCATTGGTGTCATAAGTTATTCCACATCTCTGAAGTTGAGCGCCTATGGTGGTTGTTGAACTTGTAAGACTTCCGTTAAAAGGCGAAAAAGTGCTTATTGTTCCATCAGGAATTATACCAACAATTTGACCAGCAGTGATTGCGCCTGTGGCTGTAAACTCTTGTTCGCCACCACCGCTTGCCGCTACCCAGCTAATGTCATCAGCGCCAGCGGTCAGTACTGTGCCTGTTGCGCCTTTGCTTAGTCTTGCTGTAGCTGCGCTGCTATTACCGTAAATAATAGAACCGCGAGGCACTGCAGCTAGATTGTTTAACTCAGCCGCCGTGCTGGTAACTCCAAGATTTGGTAAAGTTATACCCAAGTTTGTTCTTGATGTAGATGCACTTACTACGTCCGACAGATTGTTTGCAGCGGCTAACCCACCACTAGCTACAAAAGATGTAAACGCTACAATCTCTATAATGTCATTAACCAAAGCAGCGGTAGCCAGCACAACGTCAGAGCCGTTAGTCGCGGTGTAATCGGCAGCAGCTAGTTTTACGCCGTTCATATATACATCAACGAAGCCTACTGAGTACCCGCTTGTAGCAAAGGTGGTCTGCCCTGCCGTAGCAGTAAAAGCCTGACGCTTCTGCGTGGCCTGTGGTACTGGCTGTGTGCCTATGTATCCTGACATATCTTACTCCTACTCAGGCTTTGTGGGCCAAATAACATTTGAGGGAAATCCAGACTGAGAGGGTATATCTCGCAGCGCCTGTCTGTAGGTGCGCCAAGCGTCAGGCACATGATCGGGCCAAACCTTACTGTCAGACAAAGCCAAAAGATGATTGCGGTAATCCCTTGCAGGGCCATGTGCGGTTAAATTATCAAGTGTCCCTGCTAGTTGTTCTGCGTCTAAAATCATTAGATAAACTCCACAAATGTTACATAACCACCGTTTCCTCTTGCGATATACCCACCAAAATTTGCACCTCTTGAACCACCGGCGCTGTTGTAGTTTTGAACGTCACTACTTAATTTACTATGGTCTGCTATCGTAAAACTAACGGAACCAAAATTAACTAAAGTTTTAGGGCCAGCACCATTACCCACATTAGAGTTTGTATTATTAGTACCAACAACACCCGCCAAATAAGTTTCAGATGTACTGTTGGCTATAGCGTATGTACTACTGTCTCTTGCAGTTGCCGCTGCACCAACCGCAGTTGAACTTGCATTATTGCCGCCAGTTCCGCCGCCAAATCTGTTGCTGGCATCGCCACCATTTCCAGCCCGTGTTGCCGCGCCACCACCGCCGCCTGGAAATTGGTCGCTAACACGACTTGCGCCGCTCCCACCTGTAAAATTAACAGTACCGCCTGTTGCTGTGCCGCCAGCCCTACCATTAGTATTTCCAGCATTCCCAGAATTGTAGGTACTGTCAGGCCCGCGCGTACAAGTCATGCCAGCAACAGTAGTTGTTTTATCAAAACTTGAATTTGGATCACCAGCACCACCCGCGCAAATTTCATATGCGTAGCTTGCGGCAGGACTAGCTATAAACTTTTCAGAGTATGACTGACCACCGCCACCGCCGCTGGTATATTCAATAACATTATAGGTGCTCGCTGAACCAGCCGTAGCACTACCTACACATATAAGCATAGATGAACCAAGTATAGGCGTGTATGTGCCAGTTAATCTCGTACCATTATCAGTTTGGTCGTTGTAAATAGTTGTTGCTTTATGGACAACCATACTCCGAGTTATGCCAACGCTAGACCAATTTGTTCCAGCCGTTCCGCAACTAATAATACCATCTGCCCCAGCCGCTAGAATTATAGAACCAGCAATACCGTTTATCGTTTGTGCGCCATTAGGTTTAATATACATTGAATAGGCGGTTTGATTACTAAACACATAGAACAAACCATTTGCCGCCGCTGGCAAAGAAATAACTTTTTCGTTGGTCGCAGTCACAAGAATAAGATTGCCGTTTTGTGCAGTGGTCAAAGTTGTATTTGCAGTTACTGTAACCGTGCTTGCCGCAAACGCGCCGCCAGCAGCGACCCATGAAATGTCCGTACCATCTGAGGTAAGAACCGTATCCGCTGCGCCCTTGGCAAGAGGCGCAGATACACCTGAAGCGTTTCCTACGTCAATAGAACCTCGCGTCAGAGCGCGTGTAACGGTGCCTGTAGCTGTTATAGCACCGCCAGCCGCCACATCACCTGTAGCTGTCAAGTTGCGAATCGCGGTAACATCTTTATTGGCATCTGCCGTAAGGACTTTATTGGCCTCTGTAGTGCCGTTGGCTGAAGCCTTATCGTTAAGGTTTAACTCAGCGATAGACGCATCAATGCCTGATATTATTCCTGAAGATTTAGAGCCAATATATCCAGCCATTAG